GACTCGCTTCGCTAGCGCTTGCGAGCCCCAGCGTACCACTAGCGTCAAGAGCCTGAGAGGCCTGCTGCTCCACGAGAAGACTGCAGAACCTAGCCACTGACAGGCTTTTGGGCTTGTGCTCAAGGATGAAGTCGTACAGCTCAGGCTGCACTGTGAGGTTGATTCGCGGCATTACCGGCCAGTGCTGTTTGGCGCCGTTATGAACGGCATGGAACGGATCGGAACGGTTTGGCGCCGTTCGGAACGAAGGCTAGCGCCGATTAGCCGCAACGGAGCACCGGATCTGCGCTAGTCACCGAGTCCCTTGCGACCCGCCGCAGGACTGCCTCATCAGCGCAGCAAAAAGGCCCCTTGCGGGGCCGTGCGTCACTTGCCCTCACCGGGCCAGCGCTTCTTGATCGGTGGGGCTGGCGGTAGGTCACCGAGGGCAACCTCCAGCCGGTAGGCGGCGAGGTTGCTGATCGAGCGGCCTTGGTTGTTGCTCTGCTCCACAAGGTGCTCAGCAACGTGATGGCTGACGGTGATGGTCAACCGTTGCGGCCGGCGGGAGGCCAGCGATAGATCTGCGGGCATGGTCGGAGATGGCAATCGCTAGCCGTCGCAGGGCGGGACTAGCGCGTGTCAAAAGAATAAACTGCGCTAGCGGCAATTAACCAAGCTGCTGCAGATCAGCCTCATCCGCCACCAGCTCGCGGGCATCCTCTAGAGCAACGAACGCCTGATCGAGGTGCCAGCGGAAGCGGGCCAGCGGTTCGCTCAGCACGGCCGGCAGGTCGTAGAACACCTGTGCCTCAGCCAAGCAGCAGGCTGCCTCACGCACCCCAGCGCCGAGGTTTTCATAAGCAGTGCCCTTGCTGCTGAGTAGCTCCAGCAGAGTGCTGCGGTTGATCGGTTGAGCAGTGAGATCGGTGGTCGCAGTCATGGTGCGGCTTTTCGGGTGGTAGCAGGTGCCAACCCTGTCCAAACGTGGTTGGCTAGCCACTACCGTAGCCGAAGGAGGTGTGCGGAATGCGCATCGGGCTTTACGCCAGGGTGTCCACCGGCTCTGACGAGCAGGAGGCGGCGCTTGAGCAGCAGCTAGATCGGCTGCGGGCTGCGGCAGCAGGTCACGAAACGGTCGAGTTCATCGACGTGGCCTCTGGCACCAAAGACGACCGGCAACAGCTCAACGCTCTCATGGCTGCGTGCCGAGCCGGGCAGCTGGATCGGGTGATCTGCACGCGCTTGGATCGCCTGAGCCGCTCCATGGCCCACGGCGCTGAGCTGCTCAGCTACTTCAGCGCTGAGGACACGCCGAGCCTGTTGGCGCTGGATGACGCCTTGGACCTAGCCACCATCGGCGGGCGCTTGGTGGCGCGAATGCTGATCAACCTTGGCCAGGCCGAGAGCGAGCGACTCAGTGAACGGGTACGGCACGGACGGGCGTATCAGCGCAAGCAGCTAATACCGCTTGGACCGAAGGCGCCCTACGGCTACCGCTTTAACGCAGAGCGCAGCAACTACGAGCTGGACCCTGAGACCGCCGACTCTGCCCGCTGGCTGGTGCAGCAGTTTTTGAAAGATGGACTGCTGCGACCGCTGCTGCGGCAAGCCAAGGAACTGCCGGGTTGCCCGTGGACCAGCGTGCCAGGGATGCGCAGCTGGCTGATGAACCCGACCTTGGCGGGCTACCGGGTGTATGGGCACGACGAGAGCTACCGCGACGCCGATGGGCGGCTGAAGAAGCGACGGCTGAAGGCCGGTGTCTACAAGGAAGTGATTCCGCACGCGCATGAGCCGCTGATCACAGCGGTGGAGCACGCCAAGGTGCAGGCGCTAATCCACGAGCACACCGACCGCAAGAGCAGCGGGTTGCTCAAGGGGTACGTGCGGGAGCTAACGAAGCTGGTCACCTGCAGCCACTGCGGTCGGCAGATGAATTACCAGCACCATGTGCGGCTGGGACCGATCTATCTGCGCTGCGCTTATTTCCCCTGCGCCAGCGAGAAGCGCAATCGGATCAAGGTGCAAACCGTCAAGGATGCGATCTGGGCGAAGTTGCAACAGCACAAGGAAAGGCTGCTGGCCTACGCGGTCGTGCAAAGCGGGCTGATGGCTGGCCAGCTAGATGAGGCGATTCTGCTGGAGAAGGAGATCCGCGAGCTTGAGCAGCGGCGCGATCCAGATCTCAGTGACGCCATCCTGCGCAAGCGGATGAAGCTGGAGTCAGCGGTGCAAATGCAGGGGCACCGCTTGGATGTGGAGCTGAAGGCTGGCGACATCCGCAAGGCGCTGAACGACCCGGCCTACTGGCAGCTGGTGCAGAACAACCCTGAAGCAACCCGGCGGATGTTCACCGACTGGGTAGAGCAGGTGCTGGTGCGGGATCGAGCGGTGGAAGCCGTGATGCTGCGCTTGGACGGCTGCGGAGCTATCTCCTCCCTAGGGTTAGGCTAGCCGCTAGCGAAGACTCAACATTGGATCACGACCGCTACCAGCACCCGCCCCTAGCCACCCGCCAGCGCTTTGGCCGCACCTTGACCGCATGGTGCAACCGCAACGGTTGGATTCACAGCACCCTGCACGAGTGGGGTGAGCAGGCTGGGTTTCCGGCCGTGCGCGACAGCAGCTTCAACAAGCTGCAGAACGCCAAGACCGAGCAGCCGCAACCGCTCACCTTCATCCAACTGGCACTGGCTAATGCTCGGGTGGCCGACGGGGACTACAGCGGCGTGACGGATCGGCGGCTGAAAGATCGGCTGAAGGATTCCGAAGCGATCTGCGATGCCAAGGGCCAGCCGTGGCGAGCTACCGAGTTCTTCTCGCACTTCATCGGTGAGCTGGAGCCGCCGGAATGGCTGCAGCAGCCGGAGCCGTTGAGCGAAGCCGAGGCCAAGGCGCTGAGCGAGCAGCACCGCGAGCGTTTTGCCGCGATCACGCAAGCGCAGCAGCTAACGCCGGCAGCGGCGTGGAAGCAGCTGGAGCAGCACTGCCAAGGCTTGAACGCCGCGCAGCGCGACATCCTGCGCAACGTGTTGAGTGGCTGGCATGAGTGGACGCCGAGCGAATGGGAGGCAATCACGGCTAACGGCTCCGATCCGGTAGCCGATGCACTAGCGGCGATGGAGAAGACCGCTTGACCACCTAGCGAAGGCTAGCCTAGGATGCACGGGTGCTGCAGCGACGCGGCACCCGATACCACCGCATCCATGACTGATTTCCCGCAGCTTGGTGGGGTCATCTCTCCTGATGACATCTCCACCAAGGGCAGTGGCTCGTATGCCGCTGACTATGTGAACTGGGCCAAGATCGCCCACCTGCTTCATGTTCACGCCCCCGGTTGGCAATTCCAGCTCAGCAGCGCCCCCGATGGCGGCCACGTCTGGAAAGCACCCGATGGCTCCGGCTATGTCGTTGGCTACTTCGTCAACGGCGATCTGGTGACGCCTGACTTCCCGCAGGCGTGCATGGACAACCGCAACAACCCGATCCCGTTTGAGCGGATCACGGCGCGGACGCTGACCGACACGCATCGCCGCTGCCTCTGCACGGCTGCTGCCTTCACCTTTGGCCTTGGCTACGAGCTGTGGGCGCGAGTCGAGGTAGAGAACCCGATGCGCGACGACGACGCGCAGCCTGCAGCGGCTAGCGCTAGCAAGTCACCAGCCGCCAAGGTGACGCCAGCCAAGAAGGCGCCCAGCTCCCCCAATCCAGATCGGCTCAGCGCCACCGAGATCCAAGAGCTGGTGGAGGCCGTGCTCAAGGTGTCGGATGAGCGTCGCAAACAGATCGTCTTGGCGTTTCAAGAGCGCTTCAGCCTGCCGCCTGACAAGAAGGCTGCCGACTACATCAAGACCGCCGCGCACCGCGACTTCCTGATGGAGCAGCTCCATGCCGCCGTCGCCTGATGAGCACATCCGACTTGCTCACGCGCATGTATGCGATGCCATCCGAGGCATTGAATCGACAGCAGCAGATGCTTATGCAGAAGCTGCATACAACGCTCGCCTCACCTATTTCGGCAACCACTGCGCGAAGCGGGCGCTCCTCCAGCGCATCCGCGCTGATCTCAAGCTCTTGCAGCGATCCGTATCTGCACCGGGTGTATTGGCTGCTGAGGAATAGGGACGGCGCTTACCTTGCTGCACTTTGCGGCAATGCGCTGCAGTGGGTGCAATCAGCCAATGCCGTGCCGGTGGAATGCCGCTTTTGCACCTATCAGCGCGTGAAGTCGTACTGGCTTCAACTACGCGAGTGGGCGGCATTAGAGGATGAGGGGTTATCCATTGCACCCGTTGATTTCTATGCCCACCGCTCAACGCCTTACCTCTGGTGCGCTTGCGATGACTAGCACTAGCAAAGGCAAGCCCGCTCCCAGGCGGCGCTACGGGCGCAGCACCAAAAGCGTGGCTGTCTGCGCCCACCTCTGGCCCGACGTGATGGAACTGATTCGCCAGCACGCCGACGAGCACCAGCTCACCCCTAGCGGCGCGGTGCATGACGCCCTGCGCCGTTACTTCAACCTTCCCTCCTTGACTGATGCCTGACTTCGCACCTGACGCCTTCACTCTTTGGTTCACTTGCAACCAAGACAAGAAAACAGAAGGCGCCTACTGGGCTTCTTCAGAAGTGCCAGTGGATGAGATTGAGAAGCTCTACAACTGGGCGCTAACGCAAAACCCGGTGGCCAACGACAAGGGCCAGCCCTGCGTGCAGCTGCGGGCCAATCTGCGCCCCCGCACCAGCAAAGCGGGCAATGAGTATCTGCTGCTGGCGGTGAGCGATCAAAAGGCCAAGGCTGATTCACCCGCAGCGATGCCGTTCTGATGAATCCCGATTGCAATCCCGTGGAGCAGCAGGCTGTCCAAGACCGCCTAGAGGCTGCCTACCAAGCCAGCGGCCGCGATCAGCTGCCTGATGGCAACCCGCTCAAGTCCACCTACACCGGTCTGCTCACCAAAACCGATGACGACAACGCATCAGCCGCTTGAAGATCTGCTTGCTGAGTGGTGGCGCGACAGCTACCCCCACGCCTCACCGATTAACAACCAAACCGCCAGCTTGATCGTGGCCTTTGCCGCTTGGGTGCTGGCCCGTAGGGCACGGGAGGCAGCGGAGTGATCAAGGCCGACCACTGGATCCGCGAGCGTGCCGCCAGCGGCATGATCCAGCCCTTTGAGCCCACCCTGATCCGGCAGATCGCTAGCCACAAGGTGCTCAGCTACGGCTGCAGCTCCTACGGCTACGACATCCGCCTCTCACCAGCGGATTTCCGCGTGTTCCAGCATGTGCCGGGCACGATCATGGACCCCAAGGCGTTCAACCCCGACAACCTGCGCAACGTCGAGCTGAAGAGCGACGAGCGCGGTCGCTACTTCGTGCTGCCGGCCCATAGCTACGGCTTGGGTGTGGCCTACGAAAAGCTCAGCGTGCCGGAGAACGTCACGGTGATCTGCCTGGGCAAGTCCACCTATGCCCGGATGGGGGTGATCGCGAACATGACCCCAGCGGAAGCGGGCTGGCGCGGGCACCTCACCTTGGAGTTCTCCAACTCCAGCGGTGCCGACTGCCGCATCTATGCCAACGAGGGCATCTGCCAGCTGCTGTTCTTTGAAGGTGAACCCTGTGAGGTCACCTATGAGAAACGCTCCGGCAAATACCAAGACCAGGAGCACACCGTGACCTTGGCCACGGTCTAATTGAAGAGGGTGGCAGGTAGCCAGGGCTCACGCACCACTGGCCTCACCGCAGCCTGCCGCTACGGACGCTTCGAGCCTTGTTAGAGGTCGAGCCAAAAGTTTAGCAACTTCTCCCTATTGCCGCTGATGGCGCACCTTGCCAGTTCCGTTGACTGGATCCTCAAGCAATCCCACCGCTATCCGTTACTCACAGCAGATGAAGAGATCACCTTGGCCCGTCAGGTGCAGGACTGGCTGGCCCTCGGTGAGATCAAACGCCCGACCGTCAAACAGCGGGCGATCATCCGCAAAGGGCAACGTGCCCGCGAGCGCTTCTACCTCTCCAACATCCGCCTAGCGGTCAACTGCGCCGGGAAATACGCGGGCTGCTCCGGCACCTTGACCCTGGAAGACCTGATCCAAGAGGGTCTGCTTGGCTTGGATTCCGCCATCAACAAGTTCGATCCGACCCTCGGCTACAAGTTCTCCACCTACAGCTACTGGTGGATTCGCCAAGGGATCATCCGCTCAATCAACAAATACAGCCGGTTGATCCACCTGCCGACAGCGGCGAATGATTCGATCCGCAAGGCGATGGATTACATGCGGGACTACAGCCGGATTCACGGCAAGCTGCCGCCGGTGGCGGAGGTCGCTGAGGTGTGCGAGATCGGCACCAGAACCCTGCTGGCCTATCTCAATCACAACGCCAGCTTGATCAGCCTGGATTCACTGATGCCCAACAGCAGTGAACCCAGCACTTGGATGGATGTGGTGGCTGATCAAAGCGATAACGGCCCGCAAGTGAACGACAGCGAGGTGTTGGCCGATGTGGTCTTGCGCGAAGTGAACAAGCTGCCCGAGCAGCTGCAGCGCATCGTCAAGCAGCGCTACCTCAACGGGGAAAAGCGACCGACCACCTACAAGGTCTTGGGGCAAGAGATCGGCACCTCCCGCGAGACCGTGCGCCATCTCCATGATGAAGCGCTGAATAGCCTGCGCCTCAAGCTGGGCGATCTAAGAGGGCAAGATTACATTCAAGCTCTGCAATCCGCCGCGTAGCGCCTCGGATGATCAGGTCTTGGTGCATCGAGAGCTGACAAAGCTTGAGCAGCATCTGCTGCGCCTGCGCTAAGTCGTAGCTCTCCACCGCCCTTCGCTGCCGCTCCAGAGTGAGCAGGTGCTCTGGCCCCGGTTGGGGCACCATCCACTCACCCCAGGCCATAAGGGCAACCTAGGAAGTCAAGGTAAGGTGCCCAATGGATGAGCCCACCGTCGAACTGGTGGAGACATCCAAGGGCCCTAGGTGGCGAGTGTGCGGTCTGGGCTACTGCACCGAGCACCAACAGCGCTGGCAAGCCGAGGTGCTGTTTGAGTGCCTGAAGGTGGCCAAGGGCTGCCCGGAGCAGCGCAAGCTTTAGGCCGCTGTCGGCGGCTGTGGCTCATCCAATTCACGGCTCAACCAGAGCCGTGTGCCGGCCTCGTCGTAACTGATGTAGGTGATGCCGTTGGCCATCGCCATCCAGACCTTCACGCCGGTGTTGGGGCGCTGCACGATCCAGAGACCGGGCTGAATGCGGCGGCTGATGCTTTCTGCCATGGCTCAGTAATCCCAGCGGCGGCGTTGGCCGTCTGCGCGTCGGCCGAGATGCACAAAGCCCTTGGGGGCGCCGTAGCCCACGGAATAGGGCCAGTGCTTGTCGCAGTAGGCCTGCACCTGCTCAATCGGCACCCCTTCGATGTAGAAATCGACGGCGCCTTCCTTCGGGCAGCTGTAGAGGTGCTCGGAGTTCTTGGCACCACCGACGGCATCGTTGACGGGCTTGGGGCGGTAGCCGCTGGTGATGATCACCGGCAGCCCTTTGAACTCCCGCCGCACCTTCTCCATGAAGTTGGCCAGCGTGGTGGCCGTCTCAATCTGATGCTGCTGTTGGAAGCGGCGATCCGCTTGATCCAGCGCAAACTCGCCGATGCGGATGTTGGGGGTGATCTTGGTGCTGAACGGTGACTGGGGCGTGAGGCGTGGGCTGCTCTGCTGCGGCGGCACCTGCAGCTGCTGCTCACCGCAGAACAGCGCCACCTCAGCCTGACGACGGCGCACCAGCCCTGCCAGCACCGCCTCACCGGCATGCACCCACTTGGGCAGCTCTTCCTTGACCACCTTGCACGGTTCTTCACCGGCCAAGAGCCGCTTGCGCAGCGTGCTCTCCTCCAAGGCCCCGAGGCCGAGGTTGTAGGCAAAGCTCACCAACGCGCCGACCTGTTCGGGTTTCCACTGCTTGGCCAGCGGCAGCAGGTGCAGCACCCCCGGACCGAAGAGGTTCTCCACCTCGTTCTGCAGCAGTTCATCGGCCAGGTCTTGGCTGATCTTGTCGCCGCTGCGCACCGGGGCATCCATGTAGCGCGTGGTGCCCCAGCCGATGGTCCACACTCCCGCCGGGCATTGGTAGGCCTGCAGCTGGCAGCCTTCAAACTCGCGGATCAACTTGAGCGCTGGCGCCACCCAGGCCTGGGGCAGCAGCTCCTTGGGTTTGGGATCTGCGCGATATAGCTCCGCAAACTCCTCCAGCACCTGCGGCGGCACATGGCTCTGCAGCCAATCCCAGGCCGCCAGCTGATGGGGCAGCTGCTTGAAATGCTTCGCCGCTTGACGCAACTGGATGGCGCTCATCCTTCAGGCTCCTGGCGTTTGCGGGTTTGAGCTGGGCTGTCGATGAAGTAAGCGAGCAAGGTGCCAGCGGTGCTGCCCGCGACGGTGAAGGCTTGCGTCCACTGTTGACCGCAGGCCATGGGCTTTCGGGCCTCGCAGTTCACCACGTTGCCGGTGGCCATCAGCAGGCTGTAGCCATAGCAAACAGCCAAGAACTTCAGCACCCAAGCAGACACTGAGGCTTGGTTCATTTGCTGATCTCTAACCGCCTGACGCGGCTCTCCAGATCCGCCAGCCGCTCCTTGCTGTCGGTCTTGAGTTCCGTGATGTCGCTCTGCAATGTCTCCAGCGCTTGGTCGATCTTGGTCACCTGCAGGAACAGGCCACCAAGGCCCAAGACGGCGGCCACCAGAAGAGCCGGAACGGTTTGAGCGACCCATTGCGGTGCGATCACCTCAACGTCGTGGTGCTGCTCACTCACGGCTTCAGCGGCGACGCTTCTGCTTTTGCTTGCCGCTGGCAGCCACGATCTCCAACACGTTGAGACCAAGTTGCACCCAGCCGTTGGCTTTGACACTGGGCACCAGACTGAGTAGCTCACTGCCCGCTAAGGCAACAGTGGCTACTTCAGCCACGGTTTTGTAGTCCATGCGGCAGTGGCGTTTCCCTAAGGTGCCGCCATAAAAAAGCCCCCGCTGCTGCGAGGGCTGGCTGCTCTCCGACCCACCCCTTAAGCCGATTCTTCAGGGGCTTGTTCGGAACTTGCCTTCTTCTTGCCGCTGGTTTTGGCCACCACCGCCTTGCGCTCGTCAGCGCTCAGCGTCCAGCCATTCCCCAGGGCTTCCATCAGCTCCAGCCGGGTCGAGGCCACATAGGTGGCCCCAGAGTCCGGGTGGGTGAGGGTGACCGGGTAGGCCGACATCACTTGGCGATGTAGACCGTGGCGGTAGCAGCACCGGGGCTGCCGGTCTTGGTGATCACACCCTTGACCACAGCGGCACGGCCGCCGAGGCGTTGGGTCACTTCAGGACCAGAGAAGGGCACTTCAATGGTCTTGGCGGTGGCGGGCAGCACGATGGACTCAATGGTCACAAAGCTGCCACCAGCAGCGGTAGCGGCTTGCAGGCTCACGGTCCACTCGGCAGTGCCGGCGGTGTAAGAGCTGTAGCCACCGGAGGCGATCACCACCTTGGCGGTGTTGAGGCTGGAGGCATCAAAGGTCACCTCAGAACCGGTGACGGTGGCGGTAGCGCCGCTGGCCACAGCCAGCTCAAGAGCGGAATCGCGCAGATAGCTGCGGCGGTCGCTCATTCCAGTTGCGACGGGCATGGTGGAAATCCTCTAAGAGGGTGAACAGGAATCAGGCGGCCACAGCGGCATTGGTGATGCCGGCCAGGCGAGCAATCGCACGGGGGTGGAACACCGCCATGCCGAGGTAGGCCTCAACGCGGATGCGGCGCACGGGCTTGGTAGGGATTTCGCCCAGATCGCGCACACCGATGCCACCGTTGGTGATCAGGGTGGCGCCATTGACACCAGCGGCCACGCAGTACACAGAGCTGCAGAGGCTGCTGCTGCCTTGGGTCTCGTTGAAGGCGAGGATCTCAGCGCCAGCCTCGTCGTGGTCGATGTCGATGATCGGCACGCCGTTGTAGCTGTACTGCTGACGGCCCAGGGCGTCTTGGCCGTACTGCAGGTTGCCCACCGCAGAAGCCACGCGAGCAGCAGCCGACAGACGGCGGCGCAGGGCGCGGTTCATGATCAGCACCGGGTTGCCCACGGTTTCATCCACAGCGTCGATCAGCTCATCAAGAGCAGCGAGGCTGAGGCCGCCGCCGTTGGCAGCGTTGGTGATCAGCTGGGAAGAACCCGAAGGGATGCGAGCCTGCAGGCCGTCAAACTCGTTGACGTTGCTGGTGGAATCACCCTTGATCAGGGTCTTCTCCAGCTTGAGGCGGGCAGCCTTGACCTTCATCGCCACTTGAGCGGTGCGGATCTCGGGGCCTTGCATGGCCTCAAGAGCCAGGTCAATGTCCACATCACCGCCGAAGATCTTGAGGGCTTCGGACTGGGGGTTGATGATGCCGGTGGACTCGCTGTAGGCCTCATTGACACCACGGAAGCCGATCCCAGGCAGGGTCTGCTCTTGGTTGTAATGAATGCCGGTGCCAGTCACCGACAGCTGGGGCATGGCTGCGTAGAGCTTGCCTTCGCGGAAGATTTCAACGATCCCCTGCTTGAGGGAATCCTGCCGGCCGAGTTTGCCGGCCTCAACAGTTGTGAGTGCCACGGTCTTGTGTGGTTAGGGGTTGGCAGCTGCTGCAGGCATCGCGCCTAGGAGCAGGTGTTGGCATCGCGCCAACGCATCGGCACCACATCGCGTAGAAGCCGTGTCCTGAGTTGCCAACTGCTCAACCTTGACCGCGAGAGAGTTTGCGGCTGGTGGCGCTTTTCCTTTTGCTATTGACGCCTTGGCCTTGGCGGGTGCGCTTGGGTTTGTTCTGCTTGTAGACAGTCTTGCTAGCGGTCGTCTTGGCTTTTGCGGCCATAAAAAATGGGCAACCGTTTCAGTTGCCCCTTTAATGCGCTGCGTTAAGGGTTCGCTGTCGGCTGTTGCGGAGAGGTTGACTCTCCAGCTTCAGCTGCTTGAGGTCGCGCAATCTTCGCTGAAATAGCGCTCACGAGGGCTGTGTGGCGGGCGGAAGCGGGTCAACCCAGCTAGAGCCAGTCCATAGCTTGTCGCAGAGAGATGTGTCTTCTGACTCAATGGGGATCATGTGAGGAAGATCAACTGGGCCTGAAAGTCTGGAGATGCAGATGCAGATTCCGGCTTCGGAAATCTGAGCGTAGTAATAAGACATTGGCTTCATCCGAATTAGTTGTAGGAAATAACCGTCCAACGGCCGGCGACACGCAAGGCTTCAAGGCTGGACCAAGCAGCGCTTCTTGGGAAACTTATCCTAAGATTGGTAGAACTGGTTAGTCGGACAGAAAAAAAGCTGCTATAAGTGTTTGAAGTGTTTATACCCGCCAACGTAGATAGCAGTGGAATACTCCCACTAGAGAGCACTCTTCTTAGATCGTAAGTTACAAAAGATTTAGCGGTTGAAACAGAAGAGATTGTTATGTCAATAAAAATCGTGTCTTCGGTTTCAGCCGATCCTATACTTGGATTGATTCCGCCAGACTGTGTGTAACCAGCGTTTAGAAAGCCAGTCTGCACCGTTTGGATCGGGCTAGATGGGCCAAAGAACTGAGAAAGTGTAGACATCAGATAACCCTCCAGCCACGGGTGGCATCAACGTAGTAAAGAGTGACAGTCAGTTCGTCCTTATCAATGGTCATATTTTCGGCAAGGTTCATAATGTTAGCGCCGTTTCTGCCAACAATAGTATTAGTATAGTTTCCCGCAATCGTAATGGCTACTTCCCAGCCAGCCAACGGAGAGGCAGGAAGGGTAATCGTTAGGCCAGAAGCTACGACTGTGCAGCGCTCGCGGTTGGCCAAAGTCTTGCTGATGGCCGTGGTGGTAATCGTGTAGATCGTGTTTCCAATCTTGCTGGTGGTAACAGCCCCATTGGCCAGCTTGGTCTCGCTTACAACACCCGCATCTATGGTCCATGTGGCACCGGAACTGCTGACGGTGATGTCACCTTTATCGCCGTCAGCAACGCCAGCACCGCTGCCGATTTCAACAATGCTCTCAACGCCGCTGACGCTCTTTTTTGTAAAGAGCTTTCCGTCGTACGTGTTCAGCGCTAGAGACCCTAGCGGTACATCGCTGGTGAGGGGCACTTTGCCGGCGACGGCAGAGCGCTTGAGAAGAATTGTGTTCGCCATCAGGCAGTCCTTGCGTGGCTATGTAGCCGGACTGCCTAAGTTGCCTTCGCCCTAGAACTCGCCGCCGTCAATCGTGGCGTTGGGGCTCAGATAGTCAGTGCCATCTACCGCAGCGCTATAGCCCGATCCGTTGCCTTTGAGCAGGCCAGTGACCGCCGAGGTCAGGCCAGTGCCGCCATAGCCCACCGCCACGGCGGTGCCCTGCCACACGCCGGTGGCGATGGTGCCCACGCTGGTCAGGCTGGAGCCGGTGATCCCAGAACCCAGCGCTGATCCTGAAAGCACCTGCGTGCCGTTGATGTAGTAGCTCTTGCCACTAGCGAGGTTGATGTGCTCGCTGCTAGTCCACGCATCGGTGACATCGACCCACAGCCAGGTCTTATCGGTGGTGCCTTTGAGCACCAAACCGCCACCATCAGCGGTGGAATCATCCGGGCTGGTGACAGCACCCAGCTCAAAGGTCTTGTCATCCACCGAGACCACGGTGGAGTTGATCGTCGTCGTCGTTCCGTTGACGGTGAGGTTGCCCGAGACCGTCAGATTTCCCGACAGCGTGCCGCCGCTTAAGGCAAGGTAGACGCTGCTCAGATCAGGAATGTCGCCCGCCACCAAGCTGCGGAACGTTGGCGCTGCAGCTGAGCCACTGGCTGGACCCGCCAGCACCAGATTGGCATTGCGCGTGGTTGCCGAGCTGATGAACGCACCAGGGCCAGCAATCGCTAAGGCACTGGTGGCCGTACCGCCTGCACCGCCAGTGCCGAGGCCGTAATAGAGAACTTGGCTGTCTTCGTTAAAGGCCAGCTCAGCATTGGCCAAGCTGCTGGGCGCACCGCTGCCGCCACCAATGGCACGGCGTTTGATACGGATCGTGTTCGCCACGGGCTAGCAGGGTCTTTGAGTCAAGTTGCCCCTACCAGTTCCCTCCATCGGTCAAGGTCAACGTTGTGTGTTGATTGACCTTCCAGCTGCTGCTCGTGGCATCCCACACCAGCACCGCGTCATCCACCAGGCCGGTGTCATCCACATCATCGAGATCAGCCAAGCCAAGGCTCACCACACCGGTTTGACCGTTGACGCTCTGCACCTGCAAGGTCGGCGGCACCTGAAAGGCAAACGCACCACCAGCGCGGCTGAGCGGGATGCGCAGCTGCGTTTGACGCTTCGGGCCAATGTCTTCAGTGACTGCCAAGATCACCGCCGTGGTGCCTGGAAAGCCAGCCTGCACCAACGCCGCTGCACCTTCTAGATCAGCACCGCCCCAGTCCACCAAGAACACGTTCCAGGTCTGCACGAACGGGCTGTCCTTGTACTGCAGCTGTTGCTCCAGCTCCGGCACGCTGCTGATCACCACCTCCAAGCCGCTCACCGTGGTGCCGGCGCTCATCCCCTGCCCCGGATCCCGCACCACCAAGGCCGGCGTAGTGCTGCCATTGCCGAGGGTGTAGGTGCCGAGGTGAGCAGAGAGAGCCGTGGCAAGGGCTCCCCGTAGCGCAAGGATGTCCACGCCTGGGCTTTAACTTGAACTTGCCCCTAACAGGCGGCTGCCACTGGCCTCTTGGTTGACCAGCAGCACACCCGCTTCAAAGTGAATTGGCTGCAGGTGACCGGGCAGCTTGAAGCTGTAGCGCAGCATCGGCCGATCAATGTCCACCAGGCTGATCACTGCATGGCGGCTGTGACCTTTGACCGCAAGGAACCCGCGCAGGTTGCTGCCCTCCCAGCTTGGGGCCACCACCACCACCCCTTGATCGTCGCTCACCAAGGCGCGGATCTCCGGCAGATTCGCTGCGGCGCTAGAGCGTTTGAGCACATGCTTCCAAATGCCGATCAGCAGCGGCGGCAGCTTCTGCTCATGGCGCAGCGCCAAGCAGACCTGGGCCACCACGGCCGGCAGCTCATCGGCCTCCTCGCGCACCTCTTGGCGGAAGAACAGCCAGTCCTGATGCGTTGTTGCTTTGCCTTTGCGTTGATCGCGGTTGATGTTGTACAGCAGGCTGCAGAGCTGAGCGCCTTGCAGTTCCTGCAGCTGCAGCTGCTGCCGCTCTAGCTCCAGCAGTTGACGATGGGCCGCAAGCACCACCGCCACCTTCTCTTGGGCAAAGGTGGAGCGGTGGAACTGGCCGGGGAAGGCACGGCAGAGCGCCCAGAACAGCGCTAACCAATCGACGCGGCTTTGCTTCCAGTCCCCGGCGGCTGCTTTTTTATCTCCTCCTCAGAGGGCGGCGCAGCACTATCGGGCTCGGCGGCGGTGCGCTCCTGCTCAAAGAAGCCGAACAACGCATCCATCAACGGCTGCGGCAAGGTCATCGTTTGCTCCATGCCCCATTCCGGTCGCTCCAAGCGGTGACGGATCAAGGCCGTGACACTGGCCAGCATCCGCTCGCGGCCGCGTTGGATGTAGGTCTTGGTCAGCTCGGCGATCTCGGGCAGGTAGCGCAGCTTGATCGCCTCCTGCTGCTCGCTCATCTCACGGCCCACGGCAGCCCCTTCCACCAGGGCAAAGGCTTCCAGAATCGTGATGTCCTGCTCAGCGCTGATGCGCTGCGCCAACTTGGCCGCCACCACCACAGCGGCATCGGTGTCACCGGTGAGATCGCTGACGGTGATCACCTCACCGACCTGCAGCGACCCCAGCACGGGCAGCTCCAGGATGCCGGTGTCTTTGCTGCCAATCCGCTGCGTCTTGCGCTTCGGCGGGGCAACGACAAAGGGAAGATCGAGGGCCATCAGCTCAGGCCAAAGCTGATCTTGTCCATGGCGCTCATGCCCTGCAGGCTGCCGTTGGTCAGGTTGCCGGTGCCCCGCATGCCGCCGCCGTGGCCGTTGCTGGTAGGGGCGAAGAAGTGGCCGTAGACCGGATGGGTCTTCAGCTGCTCTAAGTAGGCGGTGGGAGTAAGCGCATCGCCGTTGTCGTTGAGCATCGGCTCACCGTTGGCGTTGATCACCACCACATCGCCGGCGTCGTTCACCTTGAAGCGACTGCCGACCGCACCCATCAAGGCGTTGAAGTAGGTGATGCCATCTTCAGCGCCACCACTGCGGCCACCAGCGGCTTGAAAGGCATTGGCGAGGGCCTGCTGGCGATACAGCTCCGACTTTTCCGCCAAGGCTTCGGCCAGCTTTTGATCCTTGACCTTCACCTGCTGCAGCGCTTCGGCTTTGGCGGCTTCGGCGGCTTCTTTGATGCGTTGATCCATCTCCGAGCGCAGGCGCTCTTCCCGTTCTTGCGCTTCTTTGATGTTGCGCAGCTGATCAGGATCCAAGCCCTGCAGCTGCTTTTCAATCGCTTCGAGGCGGCGTTCGGCTTGACGGCGAGCCTCGCGTTCTTTCTCCAACGCAGCTAAACCAGCCGCACCCAAGGGTTCTGAACTTGGTGCAGAAGCAGACTGATCAGGTGGCGCTAACTCTTGCGTGTTGAGGGCGTCCGACATGCAATCACATCACTACAGTTCAGACTAGCACTTGTTATTCCGTGATCCAGTAACGCAGCGCACGGCTCTTGTTGCCTACAAAACTGAGCTGGCCAAGCGTATCGGTCTCCATGAAATAACTCGCCTCACTGGTAGTGCCGGCAGTGGATGTACCCGGTGCGATACCAGCAGGCGGCGCATAGCTGGTGGAAACAAACAGCTGCTGATCCGCTGCCGACAGCCCGCTCAGATCAGCAAACACATCAACGCGATCCTGCACCGCTGCCGGGTCATAAGCGCCGTAGGAATCGGACCACGCTAGGCCGATGTCTTGATACAGGGCACAGCTGCTGCCGCTGTTGTTTTGATAGGTGCTCAGCTCCAGCACCTGATCCAAACCATTGACGAACAAGGCTTTGCTGATTACCCGCTGGGCTTGCGTGGTGTCCAAGGCCAGCAGGCTGTTGAAGGGGCGTGAGACCTGCGCCGAGAAATAGCCCAGCCCCCTAGAATTCATCTGTGAGCCCGTGGTGGTGGTCGGCCCAGAATCCACAGCCGTCAAACTCCAGATGGCGCTGCCGCAGCTCTTGAACGGATGCGCGGCAGGCAGCAGATTGGTGATCGCCAAGGGGGTCGGCACACGGGTTTCTGTGGCTGTGTACTGCAGCGCGTAGAAGTTCCCGAAGCTGCTCGGTATAGCGGCATAGCTATAAATCACCTCGGCACTGCTGCTGACTTGCGCGGTGTCCAAGTCCACAGCAAACACCACCGCGTCATAGATCGCATCCAGCACCTGCGAGCGTGCAGTCGTGATCACCGGGCCAATCGGGCCATACTCTTGGCCGTTTAAGCCTTGGAAGTCGAAATACTGATAGGTGACGGAAGCGGCATGGGTGACCGTGTGCGAGCGCAGGGCCAGCAGATAGGCCACGCCATTGATCACATGCCGCGACAGCACCGCCAAGCCATTGGCCTCGGTGATCGTCTCGCTTTGTGCCGTGATCACGGTGTCGGCGCTGATGTCCGTGACCGCTGTGATCAGCAGATTGAGCATCCCCTTGGAGGCCATCGGCGCCAACGTGCGCGGCACGTCGTTGTAGATGTCCAGCACCTCCACCACGCCGCCGAGCTGAGCGCCGCTGTAGATCTCCACCTGACTGGTGCTGTCCGGCCCGACAAAAAACACGGGCACCAACTCACCCGTGATTGGGCGTCTGGCTGCCGGCCGAAACCGTGCAACCGGTCTAACCACGCAGCAGCTGGGCCGTCTTGGCCGCTGTGATCTTGGCCTGCTGCCTGAGATTCATCGCAATCCGGTTGGCCTCCACCTGCTCCTGCAAGCGTTGCCTCAGGTCGCTGGTGCCACCACCGCTGACCTGCACATTCACCTGCGCGTCAGCCATCAGTCATTCACCGCCAGCTTGACGCTGTAGCCCACGGTCTGGCCGTTGCTGATCGTGACCGCTGCGGTTTCACTGAGCACGCCGTAGACACTGCCGGCGCACTTGCGGATGCGCAGGGTGCCGCTGCCAGTGCTGGTGATGTTGACCTTGTTGCCACTGCCCACCGAGCTGCCGGTGTGCAGGGTGATCGTGGAGCTGGTCACGCTGTCCACGTAGTACAGGGAGCCAGCGGTGAGACCACCCGGCAGGGTGCCGCCGCTATCGACGGTGACGGTGACCGGATCGCTATCGCTGAGGCCATGGCTGGCCACGGTGATCACATCCGTGGCGGGATCCACGGCACTGCTGGCCGTCAGGGCGCCGCCGGCTTGGCCATCAGCGGCTGCATTAATTAGCAGCACCACATGGGTGTAGGTCAGGTTGCCGCCGTTGGCGCTGAACTCCACGCTCACCGAGTCCTGCTCGTAGCGGGTGTTGGTGGCGCTGTAGCTGCCGCCGGTCAACGCCGCACTTTGAAAACGGGCGTAGCCATTGGTGCCTTCCGTCAGCTCGTACTGCAGCCAAGCGGCAATGCCGGCATCGGTGACAGGGGCTGTCGCCGCGTTGACGAGGGCAGCGGTGAGCACCTTGCCGCTGTAGGCCGCCGACATCACGCGAGCCATTTCAGCCTGAGTCAGGGCGCTGGTAACTGCCATGGATCAACCTCTATGCCTGAACTTGCCTTAATCAGGCTGAGCAAAGAGATTGAGGTTGTAGGTCTTGGTGCTACCTGAATTGAGCGTGACCAGTGAAGGCTCGTGAATCACGCCAACAAATGGCAATGCGTGATCAGGTGGCGATGCGCCGGGGCTAATCGCAGGAACCACATAGATCAGCACATCTGTATAGCTTACGGCTGATGCGTAGCTCAGCTCAATTTCAAGCAACGGCAGCGTAGCTTTTGAGGTTTGTGTGGCGTCATAGGCAACCGTGCCACCTGTGAAGAACAAGTCAAACTCAGAATCCAAGGCGTAGACAAGCCAACTCGACCAAGGATCCGTTAATGCCGGAGCAGGCGATGCTCCTGTTGTATCGGCAAGCACCGTGCCAAAGGTCGCACCTTGATACAGCCACCACAAAGCACCCAATGACACCTCACGATTGGTGGTGAACGTGGCTGTCATTTGTGAGTTCTTCTTCAGCTAAGGTTGCCGCCCAAGCTGAAACCTCCACTGAGCGTTTCCTGTAGAACTTGGCGCTCACCAGACGCAACCTGCAGCACCACCTGCTTGGCGATCTCCTGTTGCGCCTTGACCTGCAGCACCACTTGGCCGGTGGCATCGCCCAGGCTGCGGTTGATACCAAGCGGCACCAGCAGCTGCTCCAGTTGCAACCGCACCTGCAGCGCGGTCTCCGTAATTGGCTTGTAGGGCAGGGCCAACGCTACGGGCGTCAGCTCCAGCTCAAAGGTCTCCGTCTCGTCATCTGGCAGCGAATCCAGCAGCGTCTCCACCGCTGCGCTGTCCGTCTCATCCACCGGGCTGACGATGGTGGCGCTGTTGACTGGATCCTGCGGGCCGTTGTCCACATCAGCAGGTGGAATCGGAAGGGCACTGGTGCCAGGGGCCACGGGCGTCCAGCGCGGGCCGCTCACATCACCACCGGCCAAGCCCCAGTAGAGGGCATCCGTGGACACTAAGCAGCTATTAGCGTCAAAGGTCCAGACCGTGCCGTTGGTGCGGTAGGTGGCCGTGATGCCGCCGTTGCGCAGGTGGAAAGCACCAAGCGGCTGCGTGGGCAGCACGCCCAAAGCGGTGGTCACCTGCAGGCCAAGGCGGTGGCCGAGCAGCAGGCGGTTCTGCTCTTCCGCGTAGTCAGCTGCTGCGCTGGTGGAAGAGCCTTTCGTCACCGTGCCGTCATCGTTCACCACGTCATCAGGCAGGAACGGCACCGAAAAGCTGAATGAAGTGTTTGGGCGCGTTTCAGGTGTTGCGCCTACCTGTATGCGGCTTCCGCCTTGTATAACAGCCATGGCCCATTGATACGGCGCTAAATAGTCAGGTACAGGCTTTTCGTCATCCTTGTTATCCAAGTCAGATGTCACCACCTTGACATCTTCTAGCACTAACTCAAAAAACTGATCCAGAACCGGATTTAGATCCCATCCCGTTGTCGCATTTGCCGCAGCAGCACTGATTGCCTGCTGTCCCATTTGTGTCAAGCCATATGCCACATAAGTGCGTTCAATCTTTTTTAGCTTTTTGTCAGCGTAAAGGGTATCAGTCACGATCCGCTGCTTAATTTTTTCTCCGTTAGGTATGATTATGATTTTGGTGTAATCCTTTATTCCCATGCGACCTAGGGCTTCAATGTAGGACATCGTTTCTACGCTTTCGTGGCGGATCTCTCGGTAAGTCGGCAGCGTCGGCAGCAGAACAACAGTTCCACCAGTGGACAAGATCGGATGACTACTACCTGGATGGCTGCTTGCAACCTGCTGACGGGCTGCATCAATCTCTTGTTCCACCTGAGATTGCTCTTGCTCGCTTAGTGGCGGTGGCGGTATTTCTTCATAAGTGTAGCGATCAGTTTTTTTACTACTAACCTGCCTGGACGCACTTGGCCCAAACAAACCATAAACGCCTGCATTCAAGAAGTCCTGAATTATCTGACTATTTACCTTAACTAGCGAAGTGGTGGTTTCTGTAATGCGCTCTATTACTCGGTTGTCGGGTTCAGCCTTTTTTTCAAAAGTCTTTACCGTTTCGATTACAGGGAAAGATCTGGTTAAAGGCTGCACCGAAAGGAGCCTGTTTTTCAGAGTAAGCTTGATTGATGTTTCTGTAATCGTTTCTGATGTACCCCAGTCAGCTGTAAAGCTTCCATATTCGGCATCTATGACCATGATGCCAGGCTTGTAAATAGGTGAACTTTCACCCGTGTCTGCTGAAACAACCGCGCTCTCACCTGTGCCTGTTGGGTTTTCTGTAAAGTTAAGACCGCCTTGGTTGCCGGCTAGGTCAACAACTTGATCAAACCCAACCACTGGCCCTTTGTCCGGCAGCTTCTTGTATGAATAGGTGACAAGTTTATTCCTTGCATTAAGGTGGCCAAAGCGGGTGACGCTGGCCAAAATGTCTGAAAGCGTTTCAATGTAATCGGTTGACTCCAGCGATGGTATTTGCTTAGGCAGCTTCCAGTTGCCAGCATCTTCCACATCAATATCAAGACGCTTTGCAATGACATCAAACGCCTCACGCAAATCAAGAGCCTTGGCGACTTTGGGCTCTCGTCCATTCAGCGCATCCACCAAGGCGCTGTTAACGACGCCGCCGCCTTTGTTCTTCTCAAACGCCAGCTTGTCGGCAATGCTGACCTGCGTCTGATTGGCCAGCGGATCAGCAAAGGCCTTGGTCACATAAAAGGGACCACGAGGGAAACGCGCTGCCTTCGTGCCGTCTGGGGTGACATAGCCAAGAGTGACCTTTGAGCCATGGCTGACGGGCACTAAGCCAGCAATCACCAGTTCACCGGTAGTCATCACAAGGCCTTGCCCTTGCACGTGGTCATCCTTGACGCTGCCGGAGATGACCGGGCCTAAGTTGCAAATAATCTGAGCACGAATATCAAGAACCATCACACTTGCTCCACAGTTAGGCTGACAGTCCAGACATCTGTCTTGACGCCATCAATCATCTTGGCTTCTACGCTTGCAGTTGGTGGACGTGTTGGCCACCAAGCACCTGCTTGCGGCGTGGTTTGAACAGTGGAAGCAACCCAATTCCTAAGCGTCACATAGGCTGCTTCATTTTCAACGGTGCCAGTGATGTCCCTAACAGCAGAGGCCCGCAGAGGGCCTTGGATGTAGGCAAAGCCGCCTGCTGTGCGCTCCAGCGTTGGCAGGTCATCCAATGTCTCCATCGGCTCGGTCAGTGTGATCACAACACCGCCAAGGGTGACTGTGCCTAAATCTGGCTTAAGAGCTTCTTCGGCTTTTGCCTCTTGCTCTAATGCCGTCTTGGTAATTTCTAAAGACTGAGCGGCATCAACAAGGGTTGCTGTCAGTTGAACGTACCGCCCAACCTGTTCAATCTGAGGAGCTTCGCTAAACCAGCAAGCAACGCCTGAAGCCGTCAGCCCATTAGCACTGCAACTGAGCGCGACGGTCGAGCCAATGTCATCTGCGCCTACAGGGTCAGGATCTGCACGACGAGCGGCCGACCAAGTGTTGAAGATGCTGACAAACTGTGCAAGCTCGCTTTGATCTAAAAGCCCAGAAACGGTCCAACTACGTGCGGCGCGTCCTTTGCTGACATCATCCGATGTATAACCAAAAGGTTGCGCCGTGAGCCTGGTGATTGTGAGGCCGTTGATGGTGACGCTCATCTCAGCCTGAAGTCCCGCTTACCACTGCACCAGTTGAGTTGCCCCTTCCGCTGCCGCTGTTGTTGACGGTGACGTTGACCACGGGCTGCCTGGCGGTGTTGGTGGCGATGGTGGACAGGAACTTGTTCATGGTGGTGAACTGCTGGCTGCCGTCAATCACCGTGTTGACCTGGGCCTGGAAGGCCGTGGAGAGATCCCCACGGGCCTCAGCAGCACCTTGCAGCTGGGCCTTGAAGTTTTGAGCTGAGACCGCAGCAGCGTTGGCGTAGCCGGCCTGGTTGCGCAGCTCCTTGTTGACATCAGCCTGCAGCTGGGCTTGCTGCTCTTTGGAGCCGTATTCAGCCTGGGCGTTGAGGGCAATCAGCCGCTGCTGCTCCAACTGCTGGCGCTGTGCGGCTTGCTGCTCCCGTAACAAGTCACTGCGCAGATTGCCAAGTCCAATTTCTTCAGCGTTGGTCTGACGGATCAGATCTAGGTTTTGCTGCGCCAGCGCCACCTGCTGCTGCGTTTCAGCGCTGCCTTTCTCAGCGTTACGGGACTGTGCCTGCAAAAGGGCAATGCGAGCCTCAATTTCAGCGCGCTGACCTGCTGCTGCGTTCTTCTGCTGCTCAAAGGCCAAGGCAGCCTGCTGCGCTTGCTGCTCCGTCACCAGAGCGCGGGCCTTGAGGTCAAACTCGGCCACGGTCTGATTGAACTTGCGCTGCCCAAAGTCCAGCTCTAGCGCCCGGCGCTGCGCGTCATTCGTGGCGAGCTTTTGCGCCTGCGATAGCTCCTGATCCAGCAGGCTCTTGATCGTGTCGCTGCGGCCGATGGCGGCATCAGCGCGGACCTTGTTGATCTGGCCCAGCAGTGTGAACTCTTGGCTGTAGAAGCCCAATCGCGCTTCCTGCTGCTGCAGCGCTGCCTTTTCCGTGGACAGCGTGCTGATCTTCTCGGTCCGCAGCTTTGTCTCGGCTTGCTGCTGTTTGGCTAAGCCTTGCGCTGCTGCTGCATTGGCCGCCTGCAGCTCAGCGGTCACATCCTTGTAGCGAGCGCGAAACTCCTTCGCTAAGCCTGGCAGCCTCGCCAACACCTCTTCAAACTCTTTGGGCTTGGCAAAGGCGATGTTGTTGATGCCTTCCAACTTCACCGCGTCGGTGAACAGCGCCCGCGCTTGCTTGTCGGTGAGGTTGAACTGCTGCTGCAGTTGACGCAAGGCCGCCACTGCCTGCGTGCCCTGCTCTGGAATGACACCGAGGGCATTGCCAAACACGCCGCCACCGAGGCCGAGCTTGTTGGCGTCCATGACGATCTTGACGCCCTTGAGCGCCCCCGTCAGGTTCTTGATCTGATCAATGATTGCCGGCAGCAGGCTTTCGCCAAAGGCCACCTGCAGCTCCTCCCATGCGTTGCCGAGCTTCTGGAATTGCTGGGCACTGGTTTCAATCCCGCCCGCACCAGCGGTCAGCTGATTGAGGCCCTTGGCCAAGGCCGGAAAGAACTCCTGCGCGGTGAGCTGGCCTGACTCCACGAGCTTGTTGAGTTGTTGCTGCGTGATGCCAAGACCCTGCGCTGCAGCCGAAAAGGCAATCGGCAGCCGCTCACCCAACTGCTGGCGCAGCTCCTCCATGGAGACCACACCCTTGGAAGCGATCTGCTGCAGAGCAAGCAAGCTCCCGGTGACGGCATCGCCGCTTAAGCCAAGCGACTGACCAGCCTTGGCCACCGCTTGAAAGACGGCCTGCTGCTGTTGCAGCGGGATGCCAGCCGCACTAGCAGCAGCGGTGAAGCTGCCGAAGTCACTGGCCAGCTGTTTGAAGGAAAGACCAAGCTGCTCAGAGAGACCACGGGTGAACTGCAGCGCCCCTGCAGCACCTTGCGGGCCAAGCGTGTTCTGCAGCTTGCGGGTGATGGATTCAAACTCCACCGCCGCATTCACTGCATCTTTGACAGCGGTGGCGACTCCCGCAAAGCCAATGCCGATGCCTACGGCACCAGCCAGGTTGCCAATGCCACCAGCAAGCTGTGGCCCAAAGCCTCCACCTGCGCCGCCTTCGGCCTTCTGACGCTCCTGCGTGGCATCACGGATGGCCTTCTGCAGCTCCTTGTATTTCTGACTGCCGATCTCTACAAGGCGGATCTCCTGCTGCAGGCTGGTGATCCTGATGTCGAGCGCGGCCAGCGTTCCCTTGCTGGCTTTGCTCCCCAGAGCGCTCTCAATACTGCGGCCGGCTTGCGTCGCCAGGCTGCGGACCTGCTCAATGCCAGCGCGGAAGGCGGTGGTGTCCAGCAGGACATCAAAGGTTGCCCTTCCAAGCGAATCCGCCACGCCTACGCCTTGCTGTGCCTAGAAGTTGCCCCTACTTCACCAACTTCTGCAGCGTGGAGGTGATCGGCAGTCGGTTCAGTGCCGGGCTGATCCAATCCCTAGCAGGCATCTGATTGCCTGCTTGCGTGCGATAACCACGCAGCACATAGAGCGAATAGTCCACGTTCCAGGTGTAGCGATAGCTGAACGGTCCGCTTTTGCTGCGCACAATGCTCTGCCGCAACGCGCCGCTGTCCACGATGTCGCGGGGGCTGCCGACACTCTCGCGGCCTTTGCCCTTGCGGTTGTAGCTACCGCGTCTGGTCTTGTAGGTGCTCGGCCAGGTGAACTGCTTAGTGCTGATCTCTTTGGTGAACTGCCCCTCCAGCAGCTGGCTGTAGCGCTCGAACGCTTTCTCTAGCCGCTCTTCAATCAGCCTGCTGTCAATCTCGATGCGCATCGCTCACTCCTGCCGCACCGCATCCAGCACCACCACATGACCGACGTTGGCCTCTAGCAGCGCACCAATGCCGCCACGGCCATAGGCACTGCGAGCGGCCACCAGGGTGACGTTGTAGGTGCTGCCGTTGTCAATCTCCAGCGTGCCGGTCATCCCTTCCAGCACGTCGTCGTTGAGCAGCTGCGGATCGGTGACGTAGCCCTCAAAGCGTGAGGTGCGCACATCCACGCCAGCGAAGTTCTGGCCGATGGTGGCGCCAATCTCTTTAACAAAAACCCGGTACGCCGCAGCCGTGGTGTTGGCTGTGACGTTACCGGTGTAGGGATCTGTGACGGTGCCCGCTGCGGGGAGCTGAAAGGTCAACTCCCCGTTGCTGTAGGCATCCAGCGGGCTAGCCATTAACTACCTCAGGGTGCAGGTGCGGTTGCTTCGGTGTAGGTGTAGGAGCCGTAGCCCTGAAGGGTGAAGCTCACAGTGGCGATTCCGCCAGCCTCAATCGACTCGGAAAAGTCGGTGATGATGCCGATACCGGCGTGCTTCTCGACGGTGGCCACCGAGGCGCCAGGGTCAGGCGATTCGCGATACCACTTCACGTATTGCCCGGTGGGCGCATCCATGGCTGCATCTTTCAGCAGCTTGTAGCCCGCATCCACGGTGTCCAAATTCATGGTCATCGGGATGCTGTAGCTCTGGGAGGTGGCCACAGCCTTTTGGAAGCCACCGCTGGTGGCGTAATCCGTCACCGTCTGGGTTTCAGTGGTGCCCTCAATGCCTGCATTCGTCAGGTTGAGGATCTCGGTGAGGCCGGTGCTGCTCGTAGGATGAGCTGCATCAGCAGAGGTGGCGTCGGCCATCCAAAGCCGATATCCGACCGATGCCATAAAGGCCAAGGCTTTGCTCCTGAGCGATCTGGCTCAAGTTGCCTGTGGTTTTTTACCCCAACGCCTATGACGGCGGTTGTTGGCCTGCTGCCACTTATCCGCCCATCGGCAGTTCTCGGGTGAGTAGCCCAGTTCATTGTTGATGCGATCCAAACTGCATCCTTCGGGGCGGTCGCCCATATCGAGGTAGAACTCGTCAAAGCTGTGTTGCCATGCCTGGCAGACCGTGATGCCTCTTCCGCCGTATTCGGCAAAGTCTGGATTTTGCGGGTTGCCGCAGCGTTGCACCATGCTTAACCAACTGGTGTAAGCGCCACTGCGGCGACCCTCCATGGTCTTTGTTAGGCGGTTTGCCTCCGGACGCCAACATCCGCAGCTGCGCGTCGTGCCATGCACCACGTTGGTGGGCTGGTAGGTCTTGACGGTGCCGCAATCGCAGCGGCAGATCAGATGGCGTCGGCCGCGAATCAGCTCCTCGGTGTAGCCGATCACAGTGAGCTGGTGGAACCGTTGACCAGTTCGATCTATCTTGCGTGGCATCGGCCTGTGGAGCAGGTTGGTCACGGATCAGGCAGTTGGCTCTGCGCTGATCCACTCCATTGTCCGAGCTGTTTTCAGGAACGCAGCAGCTCTGCCTGGCCGCCAGCCTTGGCGTAAAGGTTGGAAAAGCGCCCGTCGTAGCCGATGGCGAGCGACAGCTGCTCACGCCAGTAGGCCTGTTGGGTGCGGATGCCGGCGAGCTTGGCGTCAGGGTTGCCGGGCTGCCACTCCAGCACATCAGCGCGAATCAAGGCGAGGTCTTCTGAAGCCTTGGTCTCGAAGCTGGTTTCCAGCGTGTTGAGCTTGGCGATGGCGCTCTGGCTGGTGGTGATCGAGGCCGCTGAGGCCTCAGCCATCAGCACGTCCAGGTGATCTAGGGCGATGTGGGTGGCCGGGATGGCGAGGTGGCGGCGGATTGCTTCGCGGTCAGTGGAAACCCAGGCCATGGCTAGCGCTTTTGCTTAGGTTGCCCCTGCTGTTGGACGTGGCGGGGTCCAGAGCGGTTCCGGTGCCTGCTGCATCCCCAGCGCCTTCTCAAACGGCGTGGGTCCACTGATCGGCTGCTTGCCGGCGGCCTCCAGATCGGCCAGCACAGCAGCTCGGCTTTGGGCTTCCTCCTGTGGGTCGATCAGGCCCAGCTCTTCCCATTCGGGATCCCAGGGCGTGACGGTGCAGCGGCAGTTATGGGTAACGCAGTTGTCTACAATGTATGCACTTGAAACAGTCGTGAAGTCATAAACAGGGATTGCCTCATGAAGCGTTTTGATCTGGACCAAGAGAACCTCATCAAGCTCTACAACTCCGGCGCCAGCGTCAAAGCACTCTCTGAGCAGTTGGGCTGCAGCAGGAATGTCATCACTAGGAGGCTCAAGCAGCTCGGGATAGCTGTTCGCGGCAGAGGAGAGGCTCAACAGCTCCGCATGGACCAACTCACGCCTGAAGGACGCAAACAGCTCACGCGCAAAGCCAATCAAGCCGCAAGAGGCCGCGTTGACAGCGAGGAGAGCCGCATCAAACGAGCTGAGACACGGTTCCATCGACAGCTCGGTATCTCCGCTTATGAGGTTGAGCTTCAGGGGATCTTGAGCAGCAAAGGGCTGACAACCAGCCTGCAACTGCCGATTGGCAAATACAACATCGACTTGGCCGTTAATGGCTGCCCCATCGCCGTGGAATTGCACGGAGGCGGATGGCACCGTTATGGGCGGCACTGGGCTCGACGCCAAAAGCGCATTGAAGACATCCTCAGCGCGGGCTGGAGTTTGCTTGAGGTGTGGCAGGTCAATGCCAGATCCTGGAATCCCGCTGAGGTGGCGAATCAAATAGTCGCCTTGGCGGAGATCCATCGCCTTGACCCATCCGCGCTGGGTGGCCATTGGATGATTGGCGGTGACGGTGACTTCGCCGTTACGCGTACCAATGGCTACGAGGTTCCCGCGATACCAAGCGCGAGTCGCCGCGATGACCGTACCGGTCGTTACAAGCGAGTCAGCTAGCACGCAATTCGGGTGCGCTGGCGCCACCACATCACCGAGCTGGTAGACCTTGCCGTGCCGTGGGGCGCAGTAACCGCAGGTGCGGCTGCTGCCGACCGCCTGCCATTGCACCTGCTCAATGCCTTCGGCTTCGTAGCGGAGCTTGGTGCCTTCCACCATGGCCGCTGCCATCTCGGTGCGAGCGACGGTTTGAGCGCGGCTCTTGCTCAGCTCCACGCTGTTCTGCAGTGTTTTGCGCAGCTGCCGCCAGCTATCACCAGAGGCGAGGTGAAACTCCACGGCGCCGATGATCCGGCCGCGTAGATCCACATCCACGAGGCGGTTGAGGGTGGCAAAGGCTTGGGTGCCGCGAGCACCGGCGGCGTAGTTCGCCAAGGCGTTCTGGCGTTGGGCGGCAGCGATCAAAGCGGTGGGGTTCTGCTGCGCCATGCCGGGGCCCAGCAGCAGATCGGCATCGGTGGTGGCGTTAGCGAAGACCTGAGCGGCCTGCTCAGGCGTCAGCTTGCTGGCCTCCTGCTTCACCTTGTTCAGCTCCGCCAGCGCCCAGAAGTCGGACGACACCTGCCCATCCAGCAGAGCTTGGTTGACGGTTTGCGCCAACTCAGGCGGCAGGCGCAAGGCGCTTAGCTCTTGGCCGAGCTGTTGCCTGAGGATCAGCAACCGCTGCAGCGGCATTGCGCTGCCACCGTCCAGGCTGCGCTTAAAGGCCTGCTCAATGCGCGGCTCCATTGCCCGGTAAGCACCGGTGAGGCCGTTGATGATGTCCCGCTCAAACGGGCCGAGCAGGGCATCACTGAGCTTCTCCCAGCTGTCGGCGGCCTGCATCAGCTACCAGGCTGCAGGGCCTGCGGGGGCAGCATGACGTTCTGCTCCAGCAGTAGGCGATCCCGCTCCAGCTGCGCCTGCAGTTGCTGTTGATCGCTGCCATCCAAGCCGAGCACCTCGGCTTCTACATCGAAGTCAATGGGCAGCACACCACCGCGTTGCAGCAGTTCGAGGGTGGTTTCTTTGCTGATGTAGCCGCCATCAGCGAGGCTCTGGATCTGCGCCACCTGCTGCGGCTCCAGCTTGGCTTCTAAGGCCTGTGCCGCAATCTGCAGCACACCAGTGGGCTCCTCGCCGGTGTAGGCGACCCAGAGCATCTGCAGCTGCTCAAACAGGCTGCTCTTCTGCATTCCGGCCAGCGCCAGGCCGCTTTGCACCTGACCGGCCTGCAACCGGGCTTGGGTGGCGGTGACGGCCTCCTGGCCGCTCATGAACGCCAGCGTCTCGTTATTGATCAGCTGCTCGATGTGGCGCAGGTGTTCCTGCTGCTGCTGCAGGCTGCTGCCGGAGGGTTCCGCAAAACGGAAGTCGCCATCGACCGGCACATCCACCACGCTGTTGGGGCCGATCACCAGCGGCGGTGGGGTTTGGCCATCCATCAACAGCGCACCACGGCGCACCGGCACCGGCAGGGCGCAGCGGTGCAGCAGCTCGTTGAGATCAGAGCGGCTGCGGTAGTGCTGCAGCGTGAGCAGGGCCAGCTCGCGGAAGGGTGGCAGGCCATGACCCCAGCGCTGCGGCTGCGGGCTGTACCAAACCAGCGGCACCTCGCTCAGGCTGGTAAAGCCTTCCTCCACCAGCTGCAGCTTGGTGGTGGCACCGAGCTGTTTGTTCAGCGCATAGACCTGAAAGGCACCAGGGGTGAGCACGCGGAAGAACGGCTCGACGGTGAAGCCAAAGCTGCCGGCTTCCACCTCACGCCATTCGAGCAGCGTGGCCTGCACCAGCTGCTCTTGACCGGCGATGTATTCAGTCTTCCAGTTGAGGATGTTGCGGCGCTCCAGCAGCACCAGATAGGGCTGACGACCAAAGGCCAAGCGGTCGGCCTCAGATTCCACCGCCACCTGCTGCGGCATTTCAACCATGACGGCGCAACCGCCATCGCGCATGGCGAGGCTGTCGGCCATGGCCATGAAGGCCGTCAGGTTGTTGCCCAGCTGATCAATGTCGTCAAGCTGCTGCTCCAGCGAGGCGGGCAGGTCGGAGAGGGTGAACTGCGAGAGGATGCCGCTCATGGCCTCAATGGCCTTGCGGAAGCTGGGCACGTAGGTGGCCCGCGCTAGGCGATTGCGATAGGCCCGGTCAGGCTCCTTGGTTTCCTGCGGCAGGTAGGTGGCTTCGCTACCGCGCAGGCCCAGCCAGCAGTCACCTAAGAGCTGCAGATCGGGCTCAATGTCCCGCAGGACCGGATGCTTCCAGGTCGGCAGGTTGGGCGCATCGAAGAGATCGCCGTCAATGGCAGGCCTGCCGTCCATCCATGTGGTTTTCTTCCGTGCCTGAAATTGCCGGTGATTAAGAAAGGGCTAGGCGCACTTGATAACGCGAGATCTGGAGGTGAGAGGCGATGCGTTGCTGCGACCAGCCTTGGCGGCGCAGGCGATGGATGCGTTGGCTGCGGGATTCAGTGGCCCAGAGGATCACGCCGAGGGCGATCACGATGGGGAACACCAGCGCCCACAGCAGGGCGGTGATGGTCATGGGTGAAAGGCTTGGGGTTCGCGGTGGTGAGCTGCTGCTCAGCGCTGCCGCACCCCATCCATAGCATCTGTGGCTCGTTAGCGCAAGTCCTTGGACTAGAGCCAGCCAGCATCCATCTGATCGTCGGCGGAGTGCAGCTCAAAGCCGCCTAGTTCATGCCCCATGCCGGCGGTGGCGCGTAGGTCCAGCTTCAGGTCTTCGGCGCTGATGCCGAGCTTTTGGCACACCACATCTGGTGTATCACCACGCTCTAGGAGCCGCCGGGCGTGCATCCCGCGCTGGCGCACCGCACCTGGCGCCTTTAGCCAGAAGTTGTGGTCGCGGATGTAGTGGCGCCACTCGCCAAGGATGAAGGGCAGGGCGATGGTGGAGAACTTGTAGCCGGTGGTCGGGTCGTATTTGCGCACGGCCTTGAGTAGGCCGATCAGGCCCAGGCTGTAGAGGTCTTCGATCTCAATGCACTTGTACTTGTGGTGTTGCTGCTTGATGATCAGCTTGAGCAGGGGGATGTGCTGCTGCACCATGCGCTCCTCCTTGCGGCGCTGACGCGGGCAGGTCTCGCGGTAGAGCAGGGTTTTGGGCCGGGTGCTCTTCGGCTTGCGCGGCGGCAGAACAGCAGTAGGAAGCGCTGCGGGCTGCCAAGGGCCATCCGAGAGGAGCTGAAAGCTCAGCTGGCCTTCACACTGCTTGCGCTTGTTAGGGCTAGCCATGGTCACCATGCGGTTGCCTGCCCGTAGGAGACAGCGGCAGCGGTGCTGATCGCAGGGCGTGACCGCAGCCAGGAGAGGCCCTGGCTCAGGGCGTCCACTTGGTCGTCGTGGGCGGCGTTGGGGAAGGCGGCGGCCTCTTCGATCAGGGCGGAGGCCCAGCTGCTGCGCTCCGGCAGGTAGACGTTGCCCGCTTCGATCATCGGGGAGATGGCGGCAGCGCGTGAGAACTTCCCGCCTTGAGGATTGACGGCGATCAGGCCAGGGATCTTGCTCTTAAGCATGGAGATCACGGCCGGGCCATTCGCCTTGTCTTCCACCACCGTGGCCACCGGCTTGTAGCGGTTGAAGGTGTTGACGATGGCGGGGATGGTCTCGGTGATGTCGAGGCGGTCGCGGATGCAGTCGAGCAGGTAGAAGCTGGCGCCTTTCTGACCGATCACCAAGCCCACCACGTAGTCGGTGTTGGGGCCGTCTTTGAAGGTGAGATCCCAGGAGGTGATGATGCGATCCAGCTGGGGCAACTCGCGGTAGGTCTGCCACCAGGAGCGCTTGAACAGGCCACCGGCTGGTGGTGAGGGTCGCTGCTGGAACAGGGCATTGAAGCCGTATTCACCCAGCACGCGGCGGCGATCTTGCAAGGCCTCGCTGTCGTAGCGCTCCGGGCAGAGCGGAGCGCCGGGTTCGCGGTTGAGAGGGTCGTTGTCTTCCGCCAGGGCCGGCAGGTTCACCACCGTCCAGCTGTCGGCATCGTCGGAGGCAAGGATGCGGCCGGCCAGGTCGTCTTCATGCCAGCGCGTCATGGTGAGCACCACGGCGCCACCGGGTTCGAGGCGGGTGTAGAGGTCGTCTCGATACCAGTTCCACACGCGCTCGCGGTAGGCCTCGGATTCAGCCTCCTCGCGGGATTTCACGGGGTCATCAATGATGATCAGGTTGGCGCCAAGGCCAGTGATGCCGGCACCGACGCCCACAGCTCTGAGGCCACCGCCTTCGATGGTGTCCCACTGCTCCACGGCCTTGCGATCAGAGGCGAGGGAGAGCAGGTCTTGCGCGATGCGGCGTGCCTTGCGGGAGAAGGTATTGGCGAGGGTCTGCGAGTAGGCGGCGATGACGACGCGCTGGGAGGGATCTTGCTGCAGGCGAAAGACGGGGTAACGGATGGTGCCCATCTCGCTTTTGCCATGGCGCGGGGGCACGGTGATCACCAGGCGCTTCAGGCTGCCGGCGGTGATCTGATCAAGCTTTTCGCGGATGAAATCGAGGTGCTTCCAATCCCAAGTAAAGCTGGGTGAAATCTTGTCCAGCCAATCAGCAAAGCTGACAGGCGCTGGCTTTTGTGCTGCAGGAGCAGCAGCAAGCCTAATCTGAGCGCGAGCTGCACTAAGTGGATCAGACAAGACTGGTGCCATTACAACTTCACTCCCAAACCCAGGCGCTGGAGCTGGAGCTTCACGGTGGAAGGGCTGAGGGGGTTGCCGGCCTTGGTGGTGATGCGGGCCGAGTGGAGGGCGTTGGCCATCTCCCGGAGGCTGGCCCCCTGGGCCACCAGGGCAGCCAGGATCGGCCGTAGGCGCTCGGCACCGGCCTGAGCCTTCTGGCGGGCCTCATCGTTGCGGATGGCGGTGTTGGGGCGCAGACCCCCGAGCTTCACGCCACGAGCTTTGGCAAGCTCAAGCCCTTCAAGGGTACGAATGCGATGCCAATCAACGGCGTTCAACATGAAGTACCAAGGCCAGCTGCCTGCATACGCAGGAGAAGGTGATCCTGCTGGTCTGGGGTGAGATCGGATTGCTGAACCACCTGCACGACAGTGGCCAAGACGCTGTTGATCTCCCGACGGGTGGCGGCCGCATCAGACCAGCTATCACGCCAGCGTGCGGAATGGGTAAGCAGCCACTGAGCGTCTCTGGTGTCGCCGTTGGCAATCTTGGTTACGAGGGCTTCTTCTCCAGCTGCAGCTGCCTCTTGGATGGCTTGAAAAAGTTGAAGTTCTAGGTCTGTTGGATTGTCGCCCTTCGCGTTCGACAGCCAAATGCTCAGAATCTCCTCAGTTACACCACAAGCCTCAGCGATATTGCGCTGACTCCAACCAAGCGCAGCAAGTTTGCCGGCTTTTTGAATCAGCTGAGCATTGAGTTTGTAGTGTCTGCGCTCTTTTGCCATGGCCAGAGTTTAACCGGAGGCCGGCATGAAGAGTGTGCCGTCTGAGGCGAGCACGTTGAGGCGCAGTTCAGCGTCTTGTGCATCAAAGGCCCAGATGGTGCCCATGCGAGGGAGGGTTTCGGGCTCGATGGTGAAGAGGAAGAGATAGTGGCCTTCGGTGTTGTCTTGTGAGGCGGAGGGGATGTAGAGGCCGGTAAGGCGGAAGGTGGCGAGGAGCTGGCGAGCGATGTATTCAGCTTCGGTGAAGGTGGAGTCGTCATTGAAGACGAGACCGAAGGGTTCACCTGTGTAGGGGTATTCAGCGACGACGGACCAAGGCTCCATGGTGCCAAGGCTGAGTGGTTTAGGTTGCCGCGAGGGGAATGATGGTGATGAGGGCACCGGGTCGTTCTTCTGGGGTGGTGTAGCGCTTGTGGGCGGATAGTTGAACCACTTGAGAATCGTCGTGAAGAAGAGTGCCAGTGAGGGCATCAAGCACGGCACGGGAGAGCTTGTCGATGTCGCCTTTCTGCTTAGAGGTTAGGTGGAGTGGTGCTTTAGGAGATAGGCCAGATTTGTTGTAGTGGCCCTTGGGGCGCAGGAAACGAAAGGTGATGGAAATGGAGACGGGTGCGGTGGTGAGGGGGTAGTTGGTGGCGAGTGCAGCGTCAGTGATGTGCGAGCGCCAGGGGCGAAGGCGCTTGTTGGTTTCGAGCATGATGCCGTTGGGCATGGCGCGCTTGGAGCCTTGCGTGGCGGCCTCCATGCCGATGACATCGAAGGTGATAGCGCTAGGCGCGGAGGATGATGGTGGCGGTGTTGATGCGTCGCTGTTCGCGTTCAATCCACCAGCGCTCGGCGGTGAGGGCGCGGGCAGGGTCTGCGGAGAAGGTGCCATTGACGGTGAGGAACTGACCGCAGAGGGAGACAAGGCGACAGGGTTGGTTTTCAGGCCGCTTGGTTGTCATCTGTTGGTTTGCCAATGGCGGTGATGGCAGCGGCGACGATGGCTTCGAGTTGACAGCGGGGGATGCCGGAGACAGTGCGAGCGGCGGCGTCAATGGCGCGCTGGTAGGCGGTGAGATTGACAGGGAGAGAGGAGGCTTTGAGCTTGGTTGGCATTGGGCTGGTGTGATTAGTGAAGGTGACTATTCGTCCTCAGGTTCATAAGGCTGGGGCACAATGGAGTGCATAGCGTCCCACAGCTCTTTTTCGTGCTGCTCATAACCCCAAACAGCAGCACGCTTGGCGACGTAGGCAATGATCTCGTAAACGCTGTTGGGGGCGTCTTCGAGCCATTGCGACATCATCTCGGGCGGTGGGGTAGGTAAGTCAGACACAGAAGTGGAAGCGACTACTCGTTGTCGGGGGGTTGTTCAAGGGCGCGGCGACGCGCAGCGCAACAGTTGCGCAGCTCGCGCAACTCACGGTAGATAAAGTAATCCTCAGGATCGTCGTAGTTCAAATCCAACGCCTGATCTACAGCCGTCTGAGCCAAGAACAACAGTCGATCAATCAGTTCGCAGTCAGTCATCGAGTTGCTCCAGTGCTCGGCGGATGATTTCAGCTTTAGCGACGCTGATTCTATACTCGTCCTCCCTCCTAATTGAGCCATAAGTGAGAGACGGGTCAAGCAACGCAAGAGCCTGCTCCTTCAAGCTCGGCGGCTTGGGAGATGGGCGGCGGGCAGCGCGAAGTGCGTTGATATATGGCTCCGGGGTTTCTTCCGCTAGCCAGTGACAGCACGCCTCTAGCTCTTGGTGTGCACCCCATTGGGCGGCACGGGTAGCAAAATCGGCGAAAGCAACAGTCAACTTGTTCTTGTCACTAAGACCGGCAGGGCCAAGCGGGCCAAACGCTTGCTCGATCAGTGATGCCACCAGTTCTTCTGACGGCGGGGTGATGGGATGTTGTTGTGTCATGGGCGATTAGTGGTAATGACTACGAGGTGCGGACTTCCCAGAAGTGTTTGATGGTTACCGAGGCCTCGCCCAAGGCGAGTGAAAGTCGTTCGGATGCCTTGAGCTGCTCGCGTTGCTCAAGGATGTGCTCGGGATAGGCGACGGACTTGCGAGAGCGGCGGGTGATTTTGCAGTCGTTCCACGTGAGTTGCTCCTCTGCTTCACCCGCTTCCACCAGTTGATCCAGTAGGTCAAGGAGCTCTTGGCGTCTGGCTTGGATTGCTTTCTCACTGGCTACGAGTGTGGTGAGTTCTTCTAGCAGCGGTTCAAGAGAAGGCGGTGTAGACGAGTGCGGCGATGAGAGCACAGGTCCAGAGGAAGGTGATGAGATCGCCATGACGCTCAAGAAAGGATTGGGGCTTGGTGGGTTTGCGGTGGGGGCGTGCAGGCACGGGTTGCAGGGGTGCGGTGCGGGTGTAGGTGCGGCGCGTGCTGCGGGTGATGAAGGGCGGAAGCGAGGGTGAGCTCATGAGGTAGGCCTCCAGCCGTTGCGGTAGGCGAGGGTGATGAGGGTTTGGCGGTTGTGGGTGAAGAAGGGAATGCCGTGGTCGTCGAGGAAGTCGGTGGCGTCTTCTTCGTGGATGTCGTTGGTGAGGGCCTGCTGCAGGAGAAAAGCCAGCTGCTGCTCGTTAGCGCTAGTCATTGATGACGCGCAAAGGAGTTGCGTTCTGCTGCGGTGAGGCACTCAGCGCCCCAATCGCAGGGATCGGCTTTGGCAGCCGGGGGAACGAACTGGACGGTGTAGGGGATGCCAGCCGCGAGGAAGGTCGCGTGCATGTCATCAAGATCGTGCTCGTGACACCAATCGGAAAGGATGGCGCTGTTGAAGAGATAGCGCTCAGCCCAGCCGGAGGGTGCGGCGTCTGGAAGAACCGTGTGGAGTGGGTTCATGGGATGGATGCGGTGGGGTCGCCCCCTTGAACATGACAATAGGCTAGCCAAGAGAAACCGTCAAGGGCTGGCTAGCGAAGAGGTGCCGGGATTCCGATGGAGCCGCATGCTCCTGCCCTGATTCCCCTTGCGGGTGTTGTATTCGGGCCATCCCGGCGGTTCAAGAGTGCCACGGGATGGGTCCGCAGTGGACTAGCTGAAGCTACTTAGCGAAGCTTTGCGCTATGGCTGCTTAGCCCTAGCAAGCAATCTGCAGCAGATCCAGCTGTTGCATCGGAGCTGGCAAAGGCCGAGCGCCCCACTGCTGAGCCATGGCAACAGCTACGCCTTGATAGGTGCGGCTGCGTTCTTTCCAGCGATCAGGCCCTGGCGGCATGCGATGCACTCGCTGCTCACGACCTTGAACGCAGTGGGTCGGGGTCAACTTGGGCAGATTCTTCAGCCAAAGGCAAGTGGCTTTGACTTCACCGTGGCCGTATTGCCACGGCTGGATGATCTGATCGGGCGGCCGGATCGCAGAGCTGATCACGCTGACCGGGTTCTCAATGCACCACCGCTCAATAGGTGCCGCCATGAGTAGGCGCACGAAGGCAAGCGCTTCTGCTTGTTCACGTTGCTTGCGATGGAAGTGCCGCGATCCACTGACCGCTAGATGAGTGCAGGGCGGATGAGCCACCATCAGATCCCAGCCAAGGTCAAGGATGTGCTCAACGTGGGCCATCCAATGCGGCCCTGGCACTTCAGTGGGCAGCAGGTCGCAGCTCCATGCGTCATGGCCGTGAGCGCGAAAGGCATCACGGACCCGGCCGCTGTACTCGCTACCCCGCTGCGCTGATCTCCCTCTAAGCAAATCTGCCTATTCTGATTTCGTTCCCGCTCTGCCTCGGCATCGGGCTCAGTGTGCTTCCGGCTTAACGGAAGGGAGCGCTCACTGGCCTTACTGGTGAGCCCGGCTGGGGATGGGACCAGCAACGCGCCCAAGCCTCTGTCCGGTCCATGTGGCCGCTCACGCTTGGGCCTTCCAATGGGTTGCCCGGTGACCAGCCCTCGCGCCTCACAGGCGACTAAGACCCGCATGGTCAGAAGGGCCTGAAGCGTGCGGCGTAGAGATCGCAGATGTCCAGCCAAGCCTGCAGGCACTCGTCTGCGGTGTGGGTCTGGATCGTGAGGCTGCCGGGCCGTGACCAGAGCGTGAGGCAGCGGCTGATCAGCAGCTTGTAGTGGTCGCCGATCATTTCCACACCGGCACCGAGCTGGGGTCGGGTGTCGTAGGGCGTTGAGCGCTCAGAGCTTTGGGTTTTGAGATCAGCGATGCCGTAGGTGCCATCGGCAAAGCGGATCACCAGATCAGCGGTGCCAGCAACGTTGCGGCGCAGGCTGTATGCCATCACCTCCGCGCCAATCACGGTGATGCGATCCCAGAGCTCGTGAGCGAGCAAGGGCTCGATCCAGGCGCTGTAGTCACCATGGGGCGCTGGAGACAGGTTCGGCGGTGGGTTGGGGTTGAAGCGCTGGTGGGTCATCACCTCCAAGGCCTTGTGGATCGTGTTGCCCCGTGGCTCCCAGATGTGGCGGCTGGCCATGATCGCCTCCATCTGTTGTGGCGTCTTGGTGACCGCCGAGATCAGGCTCGTGACGGACACGGGGAACTGGTGGCCACTGGTGAGGCAGTACGTCCACGTCTGGCTGTCCCTTGTTAGGCCTAGTGGCTGCAGCCACGTCGAAGTCGCGGGGGCTGATGGGTTGGACGGCTTCACCGGTGTTGGGATTGCGGAGTGGATTGAAGTAGGGAACTGGGTAGTCGAAGTTGGGGCCGAAGTATGAAGAGCGGCGAGCTTGCAGGAGCTGGTATTCGTAGTCGGGAGGCGGGATGTCGAGCTGTTCCATCGTCCAGTAGCCGGCATTGATGCCGCGTTGGAGGATTGCTTGGACGGCTGAGAGATCAAGGAAGCGTTGCATCAGCGCACCCTCCAGATCGGCTGGCGGCGGGCGTGGCTGCGCAGGCTGGTGCTTTTGCCTAAGCGGCCGGTGTCGATCAGGACGCCAGCCCTGACCAGCTGATTGGTGAGACTGCCCCAAGCGTTGTGGTGATGGGGCACCACACCGGCGTCTTCGCAGACGCGGCGCATTTCTTCGGCCAGGCACTCGGTGCCGGAGAGGCGCTCAAGGATCACGGCCTTGGCCTGCTCCATGAAGGCGGTGCCGGCATTACGAGCGACCGTGGCGATGGCGTGGTCTCTAGCAGCCTCGCTAGCGCTAACCGAGAAGTCAAAGAGGGGGCCAAGACTCACAGCTCACCTCGCTGCAGCTTTCGTGCTTTGGCTGCGTCAAAACGATCCTGCTCGCGGTCTTTGCCGCGTTGCCATGCTTCAAACGATTGCCCAGCCTTGGGACCGTTGGCCTTGAGCTTGACGGTTTTAAAGGTGGTGGCTGGCACCCAGTCTTGCTTGCGAGTCACCAGGCCACCTCCTGCAGCAGCGGGTTGGTTACAGGCGGCTCTGGCGGCAGCACGACAGCACCAGGCTGCGGCTGTGGGTTGAAGACGTTCGGACGCTGCATCCGCTCCGGTAGGTCAGCCTTCAGGCCCCAGTCCACGCAGGCGCGGCCATCGCGGTTGCGGAACACGTAGTCGAGCAGCTGCAGGTCCAGCGGCACGTCATCCGGTGGGTTTGGATCAAGGCGCCGCTGCCCGGCGGCATAGATCAGGATCTCGCGGGTCAGCTCTTGCTTCGCCCGATCAGGGAAGGTCATCCAGGCCAACGACATGGCCATCTCATCCCATGGCTTGAAACGCGGCAGGGTGCGGCTCAGGGCCAACAGCACGCTGCAGAACTCCTGCTCGGTGATCATGCGGCCTCCGGCGTGGAGAACATGGCGAGGAAGTTCTCGCGGGTCTGGCGGTCGCGGCTGATTGAGTCCACGTAGCCGGTGGTGCCGGCAACGGCCTTGAGGCTGGGCGGTTCAAAGACATCGCCCCAGCCGCTCGCTATGGCCCGCTCTAGGGCCTCGCGCCGCTGCTCAGGGGTCCACCCACGCAGCTTGCCGCAGACGCGCTTCCAGACGCCCTCAGAGCGGGTGCCTTTCTTGACCGCCCAGAACTCGGGCAGCAGCTGCTGGCAATCGAGCAGGTCATCGGGCACAAGGTCCACGTCGATGGCCTTCGTCGCGTAGGCATCTCGCGCACGCGCACGCGTATTGGTTTTATTGGTTTTAGGTTTTAATTCTTCTTCTTTAGAAGAAGAATAAGAAGAAGAGTGACTCGCTTCGCTAGCGCTTGCGAGCCCCAGCGTACCACTAGCGTCAAGAGCCTGAGAGGCCTGCTGCTCCACGAGAAGACTGCAGAACCTAGCCACTGACAGGCTTTTGGGCTTGTGCTCAAGGAT